GCTCGATATAGGAGATACATTTGTGCGATACAATACATCTCCAGATGAACAAACTGCAGACCGTATCGCACTTTCATTAGATTGGCGTGCAGTAGGACAAGATTTAGAGGATGCGATGATAATTTATGGAAAAGAAACATCAAAACGCTGAAGAGCAGGCGTTAATTCATCAATCCCAACAATCAGTAATCACTCATGCAGAAATGACTTATAGCGGTCCGTTGCCTCATCCAAAACATCTAGAGAAATATGAAGATGTTTGCCCGGGGGCAGCGGATCGTATTATTGCGATGGCAGAAGGACAGGCAAAACACCGGCAGAACATGGAGCATTTCGTTATAAAGGCAAACGGGAGAAACAGCACGCTTGGGGTAATAATCGGTGGTATCGTTGCTGTTCTTGCGATTGGTTGTGGGACGCACATCATTGAATCTGGATACGAAATATCTGGATATATCACCATGTTTGGCTCGTTGAGCACACTAGTAGGGGTATTCATCTACGGAAAGCGAGCCAATAGGAAAGAACTCATTGAAAAACAAAAATTAATGATGGGGGATTCCTCTAAAATAGATGATTAATATAGAAGAAGCTGCATAATCAGCTTCTTTTTTATGCCTGTGGATAACTAAAACTTTTTCCGAACGGTATTTTTAACCGACTTTTTGTTCCCTTTTACTTCCTTTTTTCTTCGTGAAAATGTGATATGATAGTAGAGTAGGAAAACTGAACACAAGGGCATCGCTTGCGCGGTGTCCTTTTTGCATGCAGAGATTGTATCCATACATAGCATTTCTGATAGCAAAAGTGCATATTGCAGACGTGAAATATAAATTTCTGCGATTTTTTATACTTCGCTGGTGAGTGAGGAGGTGACGACGTGAAACTGACGGCAAAGCAGATGCGCTTTGTGGATGAATACATGGTTGATTTCAACGCGACGCAGGCGGCAATTCGTGCAGGGTACAAGGCAAATACCGCACATGCGATAGGTGCTGAAAACCTTAGAAAACCTAAAATTGCAGAAGAGATCGCACGTCGTCAGAAAGACCTCCAACGGCGTACAGAGATATCACAGGATCGCGTTGTCAAAGAGCTTGCACGGATTGCCTTTGCGGATGCGTCAGATTATGCATGTATCGAAACGTACATGTATGAAAACAAGGAAGGCACCTTATCTCCGATACAGGTAGTCTCCCCAAAAGACACGGGGGCACTCTCTGACGATCAACGTGCAGCGATTGCAGGAATCAAGCAGGGCGCGAACGGCATCGAAATCAAGCTGCATGACAAGATCAAGGCCCTTGAACTTCTAGGGAGGCATATCGGCATGTTTAACGACAAGATCGAAGTCAGGGCGACCGTTGAGAATCCCTTTGCAGGGCTTTCGACGGAAGAGCTGCGGAACGTGATCGACAGTGGATAGCAGGCTGATTCTTCAAGCAAAACTGGAACTTGCAAGGCGCGAGTTCTTTTTTTATTGCTGTCTGCGTGCGCCCGATTTCTACAAGCCTGAGCGCGCCTATCTCCGTGAGCTCTGCGACGCGCTGCAGTCGTTCTATGAGGGCGAGGATGAGGTGCTTGTCATCAACGAGCCACCGCGCCACGGAAAGAGCCGCACGGCAGGGCTGTTCGTTGAGTGGATCCTTGGGCGCAATCCGAAAGAGAAGATCATGACAGGCTCGTACAACGAAACGCTCTCGACGGTGTTCTCGAAGAACGTCCGCAACAGCATTCAAGAGGTCAAGGCGGACGTAGCGCGCATCGTCTACAGTGACATCTTTCCGGGCGTCACGATCAAGGCGGGCGATGCGGCGATGAATCTATGGAGCCTTGCGGGAGGGTATAACAGTTATCTTGCGACATCCCCAACGGGCACAGCGACGGGCTTCGGCTGCTCGCTGATGATCATCGACGACCTCATCAAGAACGCCGAGGAGGCATATAACGAGACGGTCAAAGAAAAGCATTGGGACTGGTTCACGAATACCATGCTCTCGCGCCTGGAGGAGGGCGGCAAGATTATCGTCATTATGACGCGCTGGGCATCGGATGATCTCGCGGGCAATGTACTCAGACATTTCGCCGACCGTCGCATCCGGCACATCTCCATGAAGGCACTGCAGGGCGACGGGACGATGCTCTGTGATGAAATTCTCTCGCGCAAGTCCTATGAGGACAAGGTGCGGGCGATGGGCGCGGATATCGCGTCTGCGAACTATCAGCAGGAGCCGATCGACATCAAAGGGCGGCTGTACAGCACGCTTAAGACATACGATGACGTACCGCGCGATAGTAGCAGGCATCCGCTTTTCACATCGGTCAAGGCGTACGTCGATACTGCAGACACGGGCGAGGACTTTCTCTGTGCCATCGTCTATGGTGTCTACGCTAAAGAGGCATATGTGCTTGACGTACTCTACACGAAAGCCCCGATGGAGGAGACGGAGCCGTTGGCGGCGCAGATGCTCCACAAAAACGGCGTCAATATCGCGGACATTGAATCAAACTCTGGCGGGCGCGGGTTTGCGCGTTCGGTGGAGCGGCATCTGCGGGAGACGTTCGGGAGCAACAGGACGATCATCCGCCCGTTTCATCAGTCGCGCAATAAGGCAGCGCGGATCCTCTCCAATGCGACGTGGGTGATGGAGCACATCTATTTCCCGACCAACTGGCGCGACCGTTGGCCTGAGTACTATGACGCCATGACGCGGTATCAGCGCGAGGGCAAGAATAAGCACGATGACGCGCCCGATGCGACAACAGGCATTGCCGAGAAGATCGGCGCGGGCGATCTGTATAGTTTTGAATAAGGAGGCAGGCTATGTCCTTTATGGACGTGATACGGTACATCATACGGGGCGGCGCGGAGTCCGTCATGACCGAGGAGGAATTTATCGAAGTTGAGACGGCGGCATGGTTGGCGTCCGAAAAACGCCGTCAAATGATGATCGGGCAGGCTTACGCGCGCGGCGAGCATGACGTACTCCAAAAGACACGCAGCGCGATCGGCGACGGCGGCAAAAAGACCACAGTGCGGAATCTGCCGAACAACATCATCATTGACAACCAATACGGCAAACTCGTGAATCAGAAGGCAAGTTACCTGCTCGCGAAACCCTTTGAGGTCAAGACGGAGAACGAGGCATTCGGCGCACAGCTAAAGCCTGTGTTCAATCAGGGATTTCGCCGCACGTTGAAGCAGATCGGCGAGGACTGCCTCAATGCGGGTGTTGGATATCTATATCCCTACTTTGCGGATAACGAGCTGCGCTTTCGCCGTTTTGCGCCGGAGGAGATATTGCCGTTCTGGATGGACGATGCGCACGAGGAGCTTGCATCATTTCTGCGCGTCTACACCCTCGAGTATTACGAGGGACGCACGAAAAAGCAGAGTATCAAGGTGCAGTACTTCTCGAAAGAGGGCGTACGGTACTTTACCTTTGATTCCGGGAAACTCCTTCCTGACGTGGAGGCGGAGGATTCGCCTTATCTGCAGGTGGGTGGCGTGCCGATGAATTGGGATCGCGTGCCGCTCATCGTGTTTCGCGCGAACAGTGCCGAGCGTCCGTTGATCTTACGCGTGAAGTCACTGCAGGACGCACTCAACACGCTGCTTTCGACGTTCGCGGACAACTTGCAGGAGGACGCACGCAGCACGATCCTTGTCATCCACAACTATGACGGTCAGGAGCTTGGCGACTTCCGCAAGAACCTCTCGACCTTCGGCGCAATCAAAGTTCGAGATACCGAGATGGCTAAAGGCAGCGTTGAAACGCTCTCCATCGAGGTAAACGCGCAGAACTATGAGCTTGTCCTGCGTCTCCTCAAGCGTGCCATCATCGAGAACGGCTGCGGCTTCGATGCGAAGGATGACCGGCTCTCGAACAATCCGAATCAGATGAATATCCAGTCAATGTACTCGGACATTGACCTTGACGCCAATGACATGGAGCTTGAGTTTCAAGCGGCGCTGGAGCGTCTCATGTGGTTCGTCGGCGTTGCGCTGCGGCTGAAAAAGGTCGAGCCTGAGACGGTGGAGTTTGTCTTTAATCGAGATATCCTCATCAACGAGGCGGAGGCGATTGCGGACTGCCGCGATTCCGAGGGTGTAATCAGCCGGGAAACCATCGTCGCAAATCATCCGTGGACGAAGGACACGAAAGCAGAGCTCGAGCGTCTCAAAAAAGAGCGCGCCGATGAGGCGGAGGAGATGCGGGGCATGTATCCGGTAGGTGAGGAGCATGGAGCACGATAAGTACTGGGCTGAGCGATTCGAGCAGCTGACGGAGGCGGAGCTACGCAAGGCGGACGATCTCAGTGCGGAGATGGTCAAGGAGTACCGACAGACCGCGCAAGACCTGAATGACGATATTCAGCGTTGGTATGCACGATTCGCCGCTGAGAACCAGATGAGTCTTGCCGAGGCACGGCGTGTACTGAATACGCGTGAGCTTGCAGAATTCCGCTGGACGGTAGACGAATACATCAAGTATGCCAAGGAAGCGGATCTTTCCGAGGCGTATATCCAGAAGCTAAAGAATGTCTCCGCACGCGTCCACATTGACCGCCTCGAGGCGATACGGATGCAGATGGCACAGCACGTCGAAAAGCTCGCCGCAAAGGGGAATGCACGCCTCACGGACGTGCTGCGTGACATCTACCCTGACGCACAGATGCGCACGGCGTATGAGGTGCAGAAGAAAAAGGGATTTGAACCCTTTGCCCGCATTCCCGAGACGGATGTTGAGCGCATCCTAAAAAAGCCGTGGGTATCGGACGGGCTGAACTTCTCCGACCGCATTTGGCGCGACAAGGAACGTCTGCTGAGCACGCTGCAGGGCGAGCTGACGCGTGGACTGATACGCGGCGAGCCGTATGCGAAGATCACGCAGCGCATCGCAGGACGCATGAATATCGCCATGAGTGCGGCATCGCGCCTTGTGGAGACGGAGGCGGCGTTTTTCTCGTCAAAAGGGCAGCTGGATGCATTCCGCGACCTCGGTGTTGAGCAGTATGAGTTTGTAGCGACGCTTGACAGTCGTACTTCGGAGATTTGCCGAGAGATGGATGGAAAAGTGCTCCCCCTCGACGAATGCAAGCCAGGCATCACAGCCCCGCCGCTACACTGCCGCTGCCGTTCGACGATCTGCCCGTACTTCGATGACGAATTTACGGAGAATGAAACACGGGCGGCGCGTGACATAGAGACAGGGAAGACCGTACAGGTGGATAGCAAGCTGACCTATGAAGAGTGGAAGAAGAAGTATGTCGGCGGAAAAGACTCCTTGATGGAGGATGTAACAAAGGCCTATCTTAATCGCGCGAAGCCGGGAGAAGGAAAAGTTAATTACGAAGACGGTTATTCGCGCACTGAGCATAGAGCGGAGGTGGACGCCGCAGAATGGTTACACAAGACATTTGGTGGCGACATCACTTTGTTGCAAGAGATTAATGCCGATAAGAAAAAGACTCCTGACTTTTTATGGGATGGAGCCTTTTGGGACTTGAAGACGGTCTCATCAGAAAAATCTGCTGACAGCGCTATCCGTTATGGATTGAAGCAAATCGAAGAGAATCCAGGCGGTATGATTCTGGATTTTGTCGGTGAAAGCCTTGACTTAAAAGGATTGGCCGAGATAATTGGTCGGCGTTTGCGCCGCAGCGCAAAAAGTTCGATGGATATTATCGTTATCTCACACGGGAAGCTTATTAGTGTGCGACGTTATGACATAAAAAATAAGAGGAAGCCCCCCCGCCAATAGAGGGCGGAGGTTCAACCTCTTCTTAATATGTATTATAAGCTGTTTTTGCAGAAAAAGCAATACCTAGGTGAAAGGAGGTGGTGCCGTGCCGCACTGAATTATGCCGATATAGCAATCTAGCAGAATGGAGGAATCTATGACAAAAGACGAACTCAAGGCTCTCGGACTCTCCGATGAACAGGCGGCGAAGGTCGCGGAGGACTACGAAAAGAACTACGTCGAAAAGAGCCGCTACACCGCCAAAGAAGAGGAACTGGCCGCCGCCAAAGAGGAAAGCAAAACGGCACGCGGGGAGCTGGATAAGCTCAAGAAAGACCACAAGGATAATGCCGCACTCGTCAAGCAAATTGACGATCTCAAGGCTGCTGCGGATGCACGCGACAAGGAGCACGCAGCGAAGGTGAAGGCGATGGAGATTGATTCCATCGTCGAAAAGTCCCTGCTCGGCGCAAAGGCGAAGAACACCGCCGCTGTGCGTGCACTCCTGAAGCTCGATGACGCGGAGGCAGAGGACGGCAAGATCAAGGGGCTCGACGATCAGATCAAAAAGCTTAAGGAATCCGACGCCTACCTCTTCGAGGAAGAGGGCGCGGCGCGCGTTGAGGGGCTGAACCCGCCCGGCGGCAATGGCGGTGGCACACCTGCGCCGACGGTTCAGCAGCAGTTTGAGACAGCGATGGGGCTGTAAGCGAAAGGAGCAAATTTTATGGCAATCAACACTTTGGAAATGGCAAAAATCTTTCAGCAGTCGCTTGATAAGCAGATGGGCATCGAGGCGACATCGGGATGGATGGAGAGCAACGCCGTGAACGTGAAGTATAACGGCGGCGACACGGTGCGTATGCCGCGCATCACGACCACGGGCATGGCACGCTATGACCGCGACGAAGGATTTAACCAGGGTTCCGTGACGCTCTCCTATGACGATTACAAGCTGACGCAGGATCGCGGCCGCACGTTCCAGCTGGATTCCATGGATGTGGATGAGAGCAACTTTATTGCCTCGGCAGGGACGGTCATGGGCGAGTTCCAGCGGCTGCAGGTCGTCCCCGAGGTGGATGCGTACCGCTACAGCCGCATCGCCGCGCTCGCGAAGAATGCACACCGCACGACGGACGGATTCACGCCAAGCGAGACGAATATCCTTGCACAGCTCGACAAGGAGATCACCGATCTGCAGGACGCCATCGGCGAGACGGAGCAGCTGGTGATTCTCATGGCGACGCCGATCCGCACGGTGCTCAACAACGTGAAGAACATCGAGCGGCATCTTGACGTGACGCAGTTCAAGGCGGGCGCAATCGACACGAAGGTAAAGACCTACAACGAGATTCCGATCCTTTCCGTGCCGTCTCTGCGCATGAAGACGGCGTACGTATTCAACGACGGCAAGACGACGGGGCAGGAGGCAGGCGGATTCAAGGCAGACACGACGGCGAAGTCCATCAACTGGATCATCATCTCGCGGCGTGCGCCGATTGCGATCTCCAAGACGGACAAGGTACGTATCTTCGCGCCGGATGTCAACCAGAAGGCGGACGCATGGAAGCTCGACTATCGCAAATTCCACGACATCTGGATACCGACGAATAAGCTCGCGGGTGTCTGGGCGAACATCGGCGCATAAGGAGGACATCATGACAAGACTGGTACGGTTGAACGAGGTGCAGTACGCTGAAACCGAGGCGCAGGTGACGGGGCTGATGGCGCAGGGCTTCCATGAGGAGGCTTTGTCCGCTGCGTCTGTGGAGGAGAACCCGCCTGACCCCGCACCGGAGAATCCTGAGCCGAATCCTGAGACGGAGAATTCTGACACTGACCCTGCACCGCACTCGAAGCCCTCGGGCAAGAAGGGCGGCAAGTAATGCTTACTGATGTGCGGATGCTGATTAAAGCATCCGTCGGCTATGAGGTGCAGGAGAGTGAATTGCCGCTCCTCACGTACATCTACAACGGTGTCGCGCAACATATCAGGAATGACTGCAACGTGACGGAGATCCCCGAAGGCTTGCAGACGGTGCTTGATGAGCTGGCGGCGGGTAAGTTCCTTGCCTTGCAAAAAGGCGTGATTCTCGGCGCAGAGGGGACGGAGGTCGTGAAGTCCATTCGAGAGGGGGACACGACCGTCGAACTCGGCGGGACGAGCACGGAGCAGCGGTATGACACACTCGTGCTCGTGCTGACAAAGGAGCGTG